CCATTAATGCTTGTGCGATTAGCTTTATCAAATGATGCTTTGAAATAATATTCAAATCCGTATTGATCGCAAACACGTTTGCACTCAAGTGCAATTTCTTTGCTTTGCTCCAAGCTCTCGTGCTGGCAAGGTCCTGCTATAATTTTCATTTTATTTTCCATTGTTTATAATGTAATACGAGTATAGTTTGTTGTCAAGTTGTTTATAAGGTCGGCAGTCATTCTAAACTTTTTACTGCTTGTGCTCGCCATTCTTGGAAGTCAATTTCGTTAAAGTCAGCGTCTTCACGAACGTACCATGTTTCGTATGGTAGCCAAGACTTTTTACAAAACACATCTTTAACAGCAACTTTATATCCGTGCTTCTTTAAAAAGTCGGTTGCTTGTTCGTTAAAGGTTGTATCAGGAAAATTATACCAATCGTGTTCAAATGTAATACATTCAAACTCAACGCCTTGATTGATTACACGCTGCAATGCTGCATATGTGTTATTAGGTGGTTCAATATCACAACTCAAATATCCAACTTTAGTGTTCATTCCTTGTTCGCGAATTGCTGCAAGGTAATCAAATGTAAGTGCGTTTTTAAAATAACAAGGATTGTTTCTTGATGACGTGTCCCATGCATTGTTCCACTTGTCGTTTAGTTCAATACTAAATCCTTTCCATCCGTGATTGGAATCTAGATTGAATGTGTTATTGATGCGTCTCGGATGGCTGCCACCAATTTCGATATAGGTTTTATTTTTGCAAACTTCTAATGCAAACAAATCTTGTCCTGCTTGTGCTTCGGACTTTCCGCGTAAAGGATTTTTTTTCATTCTCTCATACCATTGAACACTGTTCTTTTTAATTTGCTGTTGTCGTGATTTATACTTTTGATCAGATCAAAGTCAAGCTCTAGTTTATCTAGCAATGCAGCTATAGCTTGTGTATCTTTAGGTAAACACATGCCACCGTACCCTCGCAAACTTGGATTTACATCTAAATACATGTCTGTTGCTTTTCCGGTTTTAATATAAGCATTTTTGATAGTTGTATAGTCACAATTTAATTTATCACATATTTCATACATTACATTGGCAAACGTAACACGCAATGCTGCATATACGTTGTTGTAATATTTTAGCACTTCTGCTTCACTAGGAGTTAAGTGTTCTGTATGCTGAGGTAAGTCTCCGTGCGCCCGAACAACTTTTCTATATACCCAAATGTCGTGTGTGCCTACTGCAAGTAGTTTGTGATTATGAATAAAATCATCTGTTGCACAACGTTCTCTTAAAAACTCTGGAACAAAGCAAATAGTCAAACTTTTAAATTTGTCTATCATGTGCTGTGTAAATCCTGGCTCAACTGTGCTGCGTATTGCAATAATACCTTTATACTCGTGGGTGTCGAGTTCTGCAATTACACTTTCGATTACGCTTGTATCGCAACTGCCATCTGCAGACTGCGGAGTAGGAACACAAACAAATACAATTTCGCTGTTTATAACATCTTGTATTTTTGTATTATGCTTGATGTCATGTCCGATTACTTCGTGGTTTAAATGTTCAAAACCTTGCTTGTTTGCTGTGCCAACTGCACCTAGTCCTACTATACCTATTCTCATTATAAACTTTCTATTGTTTTCTTTAACCCAATTTCCAAAGGAGTATAATTGTTGAATCCTGTTAATTGTTTTACTAGTGTAGTGTCAGGACATCTACGTTTTGCACTGCCTTTGGGTGCATCCATTATTTCAAGTCGGTTAGGATCAACATCCATTAACTTCATAATAACTTTTGCTACTGTACTTATTTTTATTTCTTCTTGTCTGCCAACGTTGACAATGTGTCCACTATGATTTTTTATAAGATTATGTGTCATAGTAATTGCGTCATCAATATAACAAAAACTTCTAGTATCATCGCCTTTGATGTAATACTCGCCATTCTTGACTCTATCTACAAACTCACTAATAAAATGATCGTGCTGCCTCGGTCCATATATGTTAAAATACCGTATAATCAACCACGGTGCACCGCAGTTGGCAATCAAGTTTTCGCCCAGTGCCTTTGGAATGCTATAACTCCATCGTGGATTTGTAATGTCATTAAACATAACAGGCACTTGCTCGTCAGTAGGAACTGGATAGTAACCGGCATCTATTGTTCCATTAAAAATTTCACAAGTGCTTGTAAACACAATTTTAGTATCTGTGTTCTGGTATCTATGTACTAGATTAAATGTCGGTAGAGTATTATTTGTTGCAACCTCTGTAGGTTGTTCATAAAACAATCGTGTCCCGTTTGTTGCAGCCATGTGTATTAGTACGTCACAATCAGGACTGTTGTATGCAACCCTAGGGTTGCATAAATCTTCACCAGACCGCTTATCAAACGTTTTTATAACCGAAACGTCAGGATCATTGTTTGCATATTCTAAATAATGACTGCCAATGAATCCTTTGTGTCCAGTTAGCACGATTTTCATTTTTTAGTTTTCCTTGCCAATGCTTTTGCAAAAAACTGATTTCTGTTTTCTTTTCTGTCGCCTTTGTAGTGGCACATGTATCCAGCAAATCTTGTATCAAAGTGTGCTTTGTTTAGATCTTTAGGACTTATGTTTTCGCCTACTATTTTTCCTTCAGCTTCTAATTTTTCTCGACAAGCATCAAACACATGACAGTCTAATTGTGCTGACAGATTATAGATTTCGTCTGTGCTGTAATACCACTCCCACAAATCAAAAAACTCTTTTTGATAAGGGTTTGTCATATCAAAACTTAACCATCCTGTTTCGGTGTATCTGTCAGGGCGTCCTAGATAGCTTACAAACTTACCTGCTGGTAAATGACTGCGCAAGTATTTTTCTGTTAACGGTTTGATAATTTCAGTGTCAGCATCTAACCAAATCAATTGATCCGTTGTACAGTTTCTAGCAGCATGTACTATGCAGTAACTTTTATGACTGAATCTTATTGCGTCTTTTAGAAAACCTTTTGTACCTTCAGGAACAACACGATGACTATTACGTTTTTTAAATTCTAAAAGACCTGGTGCATGTTCTGCAAGATTTAAGTTGAACCAGTTTCCGTTTGGTTCAAACTTAGGACTATCAGTATAAATTACAACTTTAACATTGTCGTCGATGTGTTCTACTAAACTATCTAAAAAATATTTTGCATATGTATTGTAACCAGTATCGCTAAAGGTTGTTATTAGTGTTGTACTCATGTCTTACTACCAATTGACCTTCTAACGATATCGTCATGATTAAATTCAGCCCAGTAAAGTTCAAATGCTACGCCATCTTCAAGTCCTTCAAACTGATGTACCTTGCCTGGCTTGACCATTGCAAATTGTCCACCGTGAAGAATTGTTTCGTCAACTAATCCGTTTTGATCCTCATCTTGCCAAACACGAATTAACATCTTTCCGTGTTCTACATAAAATCCGTTCCATTTGTACTTGTGATGGTGCTCGCTGCATTTGTATCCTGCATTAAATGCAATGCGATGAAACTCTAATGCACCGTTTCCAAAAATAAAATCTGTAGTACCCCAAACTTTTCCTGCTCTTATTGACATTGTTTTTCTCCTTATAATAATTTACCAAAATCTATAATTTCGCTTTGTCTGTTTATATCTTTTACAAAATATGCACATAGCGGATTGTGTTTGTCTTCTAACGGTACAGCAAGTAACTGTCCGTTGCGCATCTTAGGAAAATACCATTTAACATCGTTGTAAAAATTTATAATTTCTATTGTGCTAAATTTTGGTAACGATCCTGTTAGCGGATTAAAAAGAAATGCTTCAAACCCACGATCGTTTAAACTTGTAAGTGGTAATACTTCTAGATCGCTGCCAGCATCGCTGCATCCTACAGCAATGCACCAGTCTAAAGGCATTGTAATCTCTCGGTTGTTAATTGATAAAACAATTGCCGGGCTATTAAAAGATTCTAAAAAAATTAAAGGATTAAAAAAGAAATCAGGATCTACCGGATTACTATTATCTAATACAGCAAATCTAACAGGTTCTTCTACGCTATCGGGTAAAGAATTTAGAGAGTAAGAATTATTTTCTAGTGTTAATATTTTCATTTTTCATTCCAGTCAACCTTTTCTAATGTAAACGGGTACTGCGCCTCTTTGTAAAATTTCTTACGCTCGGTAAGGTGCCGCTTCGCATACTTGCACGTTGATGTCAAGTCCCATATTTGTACGAAGTCTTTGTCTTTTGCCTTTCTAACGCCTCTACCGATTGATTGAATTACTCTTACAAAACTTTTACCAGGTTCAAGCAACACGAGATTAAAAATGCGTGGAATGTTAAGTCCGACCGCAGCAACACCATACGTAGCAATAATTACTTCGTTTGTGCCTTCGCGAATTGTGTCGTATGTTTCTTTTCTGTCTTTTACTTTAACAGCACCACTGACAAAGGTACTGTTTGGTATGAGTTTTTGTAGCTCTTCACCTGCTGATATTCTATCTACAAGTATTAGAGTATTGCCTGATTGTTTTACTGTGTTTAGTAGTTTGCCTATATATTCTAATCGTTCTTTGTTTGTGACTAGATACTTTAATTCATCTTGATAACCTCTGTGTGCTACAGTGTCAATAAGTTGTACAACATTAACATGACATTCTGCTAACACACCTTTGTCTTGTAATTCCTTGGCCGTAATCTGTCCAATAACTGGACCAAGACTTGCATGAATACTTTCAAACTCAAACTTTTCTTTAGGAACTGTACCAGTTAGTCCCCAACGAATAGGAGCGTTACGAAGATTGCGTGTAAGTAGATTTTTAAGAACTTCTGCTTTTGCTTGGTGTACTTCGTCAACAATAATGGTGTTTACACCCTCTAAAAACTCAGCAAGACTTAGTACTGCTGCGCCATCCTTATGACGCTTGTCAAGAATGTTTAAACTTTGCCAAGTGCAAATAGTGTGTGTTTTTCCTAGTTGTTTTCTGTCACCGAAATAAACACCTACGTCGAGTCCGCAGTTAATATAATCCTCTTCGGTTTGTTCAACCAAGCTCTTGTTAGGTACAATGACAAGACTGCGACCATATGGTTCGCTAATATGACTTAGTGTTGCTGTGGTAATAGTTTTACCTGCGCCGGTAGCAATTTGTTGTAGGCTTTGTGGATTGGCAATAAAGTTGTTGATTGCTTCGACTTGATAGTCACGAAGCATAATAAGTTCGCCTTCAAAAGGGTGCCCTTTAGGCCAACGTACACCTTGATCAGCCCAATAGGTTTCTGTAACTGGAGAGAAGTTTATTTGTACCGGTACACGACGGTCTTCAATGTCAGTGATATGAACGTTGTTCTTTTGTAAAATGTCAGAAATAATATCTAAGTGATTAATGTATCCTGTGCCGCCGATTCCAAAAAATGCAACTTTGCCATCCCATCTACCCAGTTGATACTGAGGCATGTGCTTTGCGTAAGGTATCTCGAATTTAAGTGCGTTCGATAGCTTGCGTCTTACGTCGACATCTAGCCCTTCAAATTTGATGTTTACTTCGTCTTCAATTATCAGCTTACAAGTTGCCATAGTACGATGCGTCCTTCATCAAACTTAATTCTTTGTCATGATACATAATTAGATCACAATAATCTTTAATATATATGTTTACTGTAGTATTGGAACGATAACTGGTTAGTCCTAACGCAGTTATAGGACGCCATGCAGTTTTCAACAACAACTTAGGCAATTTTGCTTTTTTAATATACACTATCTGTGTATTGTCGTCGAGCCAATTGTTTAACTTTTTTTCTCTAACAAACTCGTTGAATTCGTTTTGAGAAGAATTACCTTCAACTCTAAACAATACAGTTTGATTTTCACTGGGCACAATTTCTTTTACAGCATTGTGAAAAACTGTCAACTGATCAAGACAGTTAACTTCATCTAGCAATACAAGTAATGGAAATCTGTCTAGATCTGACAAACATAGAACAACATCATTTATGCTATACTGATTAGGCGGTATTGCTATTTCCGCCGAAGGTCTGTGTACCACGTTGTGCAAAAGTCTATAATTTGACACATCAGGAATTTCTATGTTGTCAAGTACTAACCCAAATCGTTTTCTTCTGTCAAACAGTTTTAAATCAGTTACGCAGTTGTTTAAGTTATCAACAATGCTTGTAATTGCATGATCCGAAATATTAATAAAATTTTGATTTTTGTAAGTCGGAATGTAATCGTACTTGTTAGACGAACAAATCATAATTTCGTTATAATACTCTAGCAGCTCGTTATCGATAACAAACTGTTTATTAATAAAAGACTCTACAACTTCTTTAACTACCGGCTCTGTTAGTTTGAACTGGTGAACATGTGTGCCTTTGGCATGAGAGTAAATAGATCTAAACTTGTTAGCAATTTTTTCAATTGTAACAATATTCTTTTTACTAAATGGAAATCTTACTTCTATAAATTTTTTATCTAGTGAGATTTTAACATACTGCTCACGATTTATTTCTCTTATTGGAGAACGTAGATGTTCTACTACTTGATCAACACTTACGTTGATTTGTTCAAACTCGTTGGCATAGTTTTTTAACTTTTCTTTACATAGTGCATGTTGTCTATCAGTTAACGCTATACCTCTATACACTTGTCTAGAAATACTAGACAGTATATCTTTATCTTCTGTGTTAACAGTAAAGTGAGGTAGTGCTGCACTTTTGTCTACGTGCATTACATACTCTAGCAAATCTTCGATTGTTTTCATAGTTATATTAATAACATATTACAATTTTAAAGTCAAGTATTTCAACGGGATACCTTGAGAAATTTCCGCAATTGTCCATTCTGTATATGCGTAATCATTTAACCATTGTTGCCTATCTGGCAAATGAGGATTGTCTACCATTAACAAATGCGGACATGCTACATCGAACGCTAAACTATATGGACTAACAAACGCAGGTACACCATTGATAACACTGTGTATTCCCGGATTACTACTCCAGCTTACAGTGTATTTTACATTAGCAAAGTTCATATCAAAGTCGTCGTATGTTCCTGATATCTGCTTTGGTTCTTGCCTATAAACGTTCTTATATTGACGTTCAATGTCTGGAAGTCTGCATCTCGGATGCGGACGAAATATAATAGGATAGTTGTAATGCATTTGCAACTGTTCAATTGTATCCATTACCCACTTGCTCATAGGCGGCATGCCTTGCCACTGTAAACTTTTATCATGTTGTCCACAAATTAAAATATACTCACCATCTTGCCGCCAGGGTTTTAATTCCAATCCTAATTTGCGACTGCGTAGATCATCCATACCACTAGGCCCAAAATAAGCATTCCTATTAATTCCATTTAACCCTACCTTCCATGTTGTTCCACGCTTGATGCCACCGACTTCTAACACAACAGTCGGCTTTCCGGTTATTTTGTTTTTCTCCCAAATGCCTCTGTTCGGAGCCATTCTGCCATGAAATAATACGCTCCATATAACATCTACATCGCTATCAGTAGTATTATCTGTGCATGTGAATCCTAACGATTGAGCACCTTTTCTAAATGCATCGAATACAGGAGACGAGTTAAGTGCTCCATATTGTGTCCATAAACTAAACTTCATTGTTAAATATTCCTATAATATATTTAACGAGGACTTACACGTGGTAAAAATTTCTGTAGTATCAACATTTCATAAACCTGTTCTAGAATTGTATGGACAACGTTTTTTAGACAGCTTTAGTAAAAATATAGATCCAAAGATCGAACTGTTCTTGTATGCAGAAGATTGCACCCCTGTAGTCAACGACGCTCGTGTATTTGTACTAGACCAGAAAAAAGAACTTCCTAAACTAGTTGCATTTAAAGAACGTTGGAAAAATGTTCCTAAAGCCAACGGAACCTGTCCACCGGAAATTAAAGTACGTAGACCTAAAGATTGGAATAAAGAATTTAAATGGGATGCAGTACGATTTGCAAATAAAACTTATGCAGTGTTTGATGCTGCACAGCGTTGTAACAGCGACTGGCTGATTTGGTTAGATGCAGATACATATGTACATTCACACGTAACTAACGAAAATCTAGAACAGTTTACTCCTACTAACAATTGGTTAAGTTATTTGGGTAGAGGAAAAAAATGGCCTGAATGTGGATTTTACGGAATCAATTTAAAGAGTGCAGAAGGTCAAGAATTTTTAAAAGAGTTTGAACGGGTATACGAAGATGCCGAAAACGGTATATTTAAAATGGAAGAGTGGCATGACAGTTTTGTATTTTTTGAAGTTTTAAAGAAAATGCAAAAACAATTTCCAAGCTCGTCAGTTTATAATATAAGCGGCAATTTAGTTAACGGCGAAGGGCATCCTATGATTAATAGCGACCTAGGAAAATATTTTGATCACTTAAAAGGTGACAGAAAAACTACCGGAAAAAGTAACAAACCTAAAGATTTAATTGTAAAGAGAACTGAAAACTATTGGCAATAGTTTCTCATATGGCGCCAGCAGCTACCGTCTTCTAATTCACTAAACTTCCAGTGAAACATGCTGATTCGTTCAAGCCAACGTTGTCTGTCAAATGTAACAGGTGATTCTATATATTTAAAATCATCATTTGAAACTTCTTTACACTGACTTTTTTGTGGGTCAGTTAAAAAACAATTATAACCTTTTATTATCGGACCAACTACTGCACTGCTGTTGTGATTAACAACACACCACGCATTATCTAGATCTTGTTCTAATGGTTTGTCGAATGCACTTATTGTTACGTTTTTAAAATTTTTAATTTTAGTAAATTTAGGATGCAAATACTTTGTTGCGTTTTTGTCTCCTGGATGAGCTCTTATTACAATAGGTCTGTCACTGTTATATCTTATTTTATTAATTGTTTCCAACGCCCATTGTTGCACATCCATTCCTGACATGCTCCATCCGCCATTGCGTTGAAGCATTAGTAAAATATGAGATCCGTGTGTCTTGTTATCTTCCAATACAATTCTTGTATCTCTACTAATCTGCTGCCATCGAGTCGGGTCAACGTCTTGATCACAATAGATACCTGTGCTTGGAAAGATTCCATTAAAACTATATCTTAAATAACCGTGAGGATTTATTTTATCATTATATAAAAATAAATTTGCATCTGCGCACACAACATGTTTTCCGTTTGAAACTTGTGTATGTATTATATTGTTTCTTAGTTTTAGATGTGCAGAACTTACATCGTTATGCACCCAGCCTTGTATCACTGCAACTTCAGAATCTTCAATTTGATCTGTGTTATTGATTTTTCCAACATCGCCGGCCTTATCTACACCTTTAATAAATTTAAAAAGCAAATCGGTTTTTTGTTTGTTGTTATTTTTTGCCGGAACAGTTTTTAAATAACTAACTACCTTCATTTAATATGCTCCATGCAAATCCGTTTAGCATTTCATTAGAATTAAACTGACAATAAGATAAGTGTGCTGCAAATCTGACAATCTCTTGCTTGGTAGGCAAATATAAATTGTTAATGTCTTTAAGAGCAGTGTTGCACAAAACAGAGGCAGCATTTGGTGCTAGTGTGATAGCTGGTACACTGTAAAGCAACGCTTCTGTAGCTGCAATGCTGTTAAATGTAACCAAACAGTATGCATCATCTAACGCATCCCAAATTGTATTAGTTGTAACCCGTTCGGAACGATTTGGTTTGAGTCTTACTTCAATTGGTCGATTGGTATATGTTTTGATCTCATCAATAGTTTCAGCTAACCAAGTATCTAAATCTTTTTCATAAAACTTCATTACTTTGTCAGATGGCGGACATATTAAAATTTTATTGCCTGTTTGACCGTTTCTGTTTTTGTATTGCCAATTTAATTTTTTTAATCTATCAAGGCCTCTGTCTTTTATTGGTCCTAAATTTTGCAGTGCATTTTTAGTAATACGATGATAGTCTTTTTTTGTACCGGGCTGAATATATCCAGAGTCGATAGCATAAAAATCTATTTTATTTCTTAAACAATATTTTATGGCTTTTTGTCCGCCGCCACCTAATCCTCGAATTACTAGAGTGTCAGTAGTGCCGTTTTTTAACACAAAGTCACTTATGCTTCCACCAGAACCCATTATAAATGATTGCAAGTAAGGATCGTATTTTAATCCTTTGGCTTCATAGTTAAATCCGTCGGATGCAATTGCTGCAATTTTTATTCCCATGAATGTACTAACTTCTTTCTTTAATTCTGTGTCGTCATAGATCCTATGTTCAGGATCGACTAATGTATTTAAGTATAGCTTTAATATAGATTTTACATTCTTTGTAAACGGTAAATCGTCAATTGTTTTGGGTCGTTCTATTTCTCTTGCGAGGTTTTTTTTTGAACTTCTAAATTATTTTGTAAGTATGCTCTTTCAACTTGATACCAATCACTTGAGTATTCGCAACTTTTGTAATCATCAAACCAAGGACCGCCTTCGGTATAGTGAATAAGTTTTGGCTTACCATCCTCGGGCTCTTTGTACCATCCTACTAACCAGTTCCATTCGTGGCTTATCTTGCCTATATGTTTGTCATGCACCCAACTAAATCTGTGAAAATACGCACCCGTCTTTGCCTCGTTATTAACAAGTGTAGGAGTCAATAACTTATTACTAGGATGTTCGCAGTTGATTAACATCATACTTGACCAGTTTTTTCTTGGATACAACGTTTGTCGCTGCCCGTCCATTTTTGTAACTTCTTTTGGTATATAGTTATGTTGAGCACACATGATAGCATAATTGTTGTCGATTTGATCAAATAAATCTTTTATGTCTGCAACTGCTAAAAAGTCGCAATCTATAAACAGTGCCCAGCCTGTGTAGTTATTGAGATACGGAATAAGAAATCTTGTAAACGTAAACTCTGTGCTTGCAAGTTTGTCAACTGGACGAGTGTAAACGCCTTGTTTTCTAAGTTTCCGTTGTTCTATCGGAATTATTTCAACGGGCACCGATGCATGTTGTTCAATACTTAACTTTGCAACTTGGTATGCAATGTCTTCTCTACTATCCCATCCAATATAGATCTTTAATGGTTTAATCTCGTCGTTCAATGTCATTCTCCGTTAATTCTTTACCTAGCCACACTTCAATTACTTTGGCAGTTTCGTTTCCGATATTTATAGCCTTGTGCCAGTATGCAGTCGGTATGTCTATACTATCTCCTGGGATTAGAGTTCTTTGCGTTTTTCTACCTTCTCTGTCTTCGAGTACCATTACAATTACTCCGCTAACAACATGCCAGTGTTCGGACCGTTTAAAATGTCGTTGATCGCTTAACGCTTTTCCTTTTTGAAAACTTAATTCTTTTACTTGCCATTCGCCGTTGCTATCAAGTACTTTGTAAGATCCCCAAAATCTTTCAGTCTTAGGCTTTTCCCAATTTTTTAAAATCCAACTGCTTGAATTTTTTTTATCATCGCCGCCAATAGCCCAAGCAAACTCTACTCTGGGATGCGATCCATATTTAATAACTTCGGGTATATTTCCAGCATTTCGGTCGCCGCCGTTTGCAACAATTAAGTTAGCGTCAGGTACGGTATTTAGAATGTATTCGATACATTTATTACTGCTGCCTATTTCGTCGTCTTCAAAACCAATAACATTATCTACCATGTGTAGATTTTTAACTATTGTAGTACGTTCGTTAAATGACATAAACGGCCTGCCTTTTTTATTAACAAGCCAGTTGTCGCTGTTTACACCAACCCACAATTCATCGCCAAGTTTTTTGGCTTCATTAAAGTAGGCAATGTGTCCACTGTGAATAGGATCAAATCCTCCAGTTACTAATACTATTGTTTTCATAAAGTTATTTAATAGTTACCAACTGAATATGTAGTCTTTTCTGACATTGGTAATTTCTTTTGCGCCATGGCTTTTTAAATAAGTGCCTGCACAATACTCTGTATCAGGATGCTGCTCAACAATAATAACAGGTTTGTATTTTAAAATAGTTTCAATGCCGCCTTTTAATACTTCTAATTCGTATCGTTCGCAATCAATTTTAAGAAGGCCAAACTTGGGTAAATTTAAGTCATCTAAACGTTTTATATCGATAGACCCATAGCCTGTTTCGCTAACATAACTACTACCAGTGTTTTCTGCATCGTAAATCATTTCTACTTTATTGGTTATGTTGCCCAGCGCATGTTTGTGTATTTCAATGTTTAGACCTTCAACATTACGCTCTAAACAGCTATATACTTGCTCCAATGGCTCAAACGCAATAACGTGATTAAACACTTTTGTTAAAGGTCGTGACCATAGTCCGACATTGGCGCCCACATCGACTACTATATTAAAATCAGTTACATACTTGTATGCTTCGTCTCTAACATCATCTTGATATTCAGGAGGTCCGCCGTTTTTAACACGTTTAGCAATCAGTCTTTCAAAATGGCTGTCAGTGTCTGGCATCCAATAGTCGTAAACTTTTTTCATATCGAAGCGTCCTCCATACCGGCAACTCGTAACTTTACGATGTTGGTTAATTGCCATTGTTTTTGATCTAATGCTTTAAGAACGCCTAGCCATTTATTGCGTACCAATGCAAATTCATTAATAATTTTTTCATAGTCAACTACATCTGCTTCGCCGTCTACATATTTTTCAACATCGCGACTGCTTAATGCACGTTGATAATTTTCAAGATATTTTTTAAAAAAGCCGCTGCGTAATCTGCGCAATTCGATATTCAAATACTCAAGAATAGCTTCTAACTCTTGCAGTTGATTAAATCGGTGTTCTACGATACCAGGCATATTAGCGGCAGCTTTTTCAATGCTGCCGCTAATTTGTACTTCGTTACGAGCTGACACAAGTTCGTCTTGAAAGTATTGTATTGCTTCCGGAATTTGAGAGATATCTCTTGATACTCTACTATACCATCCCATTAGTCGTCCTCTTCGTCGTTATACTCAGAATCTAAATCTAAATAATAATTGATAGCATTATCGAGATATTTGTCTGTACCCGATACTTCTTTAAATGTAATATCGTCTACACCATAATCTGCTAGCAAGTCAACAAACTTTTCTGCTGCTAGTTCGACATGTTTTTTGTCCAAGTACTCTTTAAAAAGATTCCAAATGTCTGCAATCTGGCTTTCGTCCATTACAATTACTCCTCAATGGTATCCACAACTTCTTCGTTTGTGTTCTCGATATTTACCTCAACTTGCTTTTTATTGGGCAAATCGGACATCACCATTTCGAGTAGTTCTCCTGTCCAGTTTTTACGATACTCTAAAGTTTCAACACCCTCGATATCGACGTACTTGTAACGGTTTCCTTGCTTTTCAAGAACACCCCATTTTTCAAACATGTCAAACAATCCACTGTAAGGATCCATGCCAGTTTCATATGGAATTTTTACTTGTACACCTTCAAACGGTTTTGCATAACGTGTTTTCATCACTTTACATGCAGCACGAATGCCGTTTACTTCAGATGTTTTGTTGCCATCTTCGTCTTCTTTAAGCTTCAACTTCTTCATTGCTACTACCATTGACGATGCATACACAAAACCCGAACCTCCTGAAATTTTATCATCAGGATCAAACATATCTTGAGATGCATAAGTGTGATTAGTAACAACCATACCTACGTTGTATGAACCAAACATGTTAACACAGTTAGTCACAAGTGCTTTAAGTGCTTTAGCCTTACGACCCATGTCACCCTTCATGTCACCTGCTTCAAACTGGTTAACTTCGGTAGGAGTCATAAGCATACCAAGACTGTCAATAACAAACAATACCTTAGGACGATCTGCTTCATTCATGCTACGGTAATCGTCCATAAATGTTGAGATAGTTTTAGCAACGTCATCGATCATTGCCATGTTAAGTTTAAGCAATCTGTCTTCGTTAGTGTCAACACCTAGTGCTTGTAACCAAGTTTCGTCAAGAGCGTTTTCAGTATCAATAAGAACAACAAAAATACCTTGTTCTTGTGCATGTTTTACAATGTTACCAGACACAATATAAGATTTACCTGCGCCTGATTCTCCAGCAAACACACTTACTTTGCCCAACGGAATACCTTTTTTAAAGTCGCCACTAAGCAAGTAATTAAGAGCATAGTTACCAGTGCTGATCCAATCAGTTGGGTCGTGGAACCCTGCACTCATTCCTTTGATACTCTTTGTTAGCGAGTTTCGGAATTTGCTTGGATCAAATGCCTTTGTTGCCATGCTTATTCGAGCTCCATTCCATTGTATTCTTTAATGAGTGCAAACAGTTCGTCTTCTGACGCACACATCACTTTTACTGATTTCCAGTCATCTTTTTTATCACGACCGTTGATTTCTACCATCCATCCGTTATCGTAACGGTTAACAGAGATGTTATCATTTACTTTAACTAGCTTGTTAATTTTTGCCATTTGTTTATCTCCTAATATAAAAAGCAATAACGGTTATAGGCGTGCTTTGAACACGCCTATAATATTGTTTTTACCCGTTCTGACGAGCACGAATCTTTGCAAGAATATCTTGTGCGCCAGTAGATGCTGTATTAGTTACAGGTGCAGGTTTAGACACAGATGCTGCGGCTCTAGCTGCTTCTTCATTTGATTTAAAACCAATGTCATCATCTTCGTCATTTACAATGGTTTTAGACGATGCAACAGGATCTCCAGTACGAGCTGCCATGCCGCTAGGACGGAAATATTGGCTCCAACGATCTGCATCGTATGCTTCACCGTCAACTGAAGCTTCAAACATTTCTTTAATGACTTTAAGCTCAACATCTGTGGGCTTCTTAGGAAGGAAGTCACCGAGGTTATACAGTCCAAACTCGTTAATTGCTTTCATTTCCGAATCCGACAACGGACGGTCACGACGAGCCCAGTTACTTGCACCATAGTCTGCATAGCCACCTTTAGACCCTTTGTTAAGACGGAAGTCAACACCAGCAGTGTAATCTGTTGGTAGTTCTTCCATGTCAGGATCCATAAGTGCTGCTTTAATAAGCTGGAAGATTTGAGGACCGATGATAAAACGTCGAATCGGATTATCCGGCGTAGTATCTTCTTTGATCGGATTATCAGATACAAATCCTTGGAAGAGGTAACTACGCTTTTTCCAATACTTGCGTCCTAGATCTTCAAGAGTAGGATCTTTAAACCACGGACGAACTTCGGTAAGAATTGGGCAAGATTCACCATACATTTCCATGCACGGAACTTGTACTTGAACAGGACGTGACTCGGTTTCTCCTTTTACTCCTGCAAAAGGAAGTTTAATCATTGCACGTTCTACCCAAAAGAAGTCGTTTGAAGTATTGCCATCTGGAAGAAAACGAATGGTTGCAGTTTGGCCTTCTGCCATGTTCCAGAATGGATAAATTGCGTTGTCGCCGCCGGTGTTTTGATTATTACCGCTAGAACGTGTTTCCTGTTCTTTAAGTTTCGCGCGGATTTCTGCTAATGATGCCATAGTATTGCCTCCTTGTTATTGCCTATGCATTTGTGCCTTTAATGTGTAGCACAGTTACTAAACTACACAATATTATTTATCTTGTCAAGTATTTTTTTTAATATTATTAAGGTGTTAGCGAATCATAGACCCGCTAACTGTTTTATAATTTCTGTTTGTGGATAACGAGAATTTAATGTTTCTTGTGCGTTACGTTTAGCAACAGTTGCCTCAACTTTTTGAATAAATTTAGCAGCCGGCTTTACATATTGTGTACCGTAATCTTTTTCTACCATAGTGAGAACTGCTGTTGGGCCTTTTGGAAATGTTCCGTTTTCTCTGTCAAAGTAAGACAGAATGAACTCTCCAAGTGGTGTCTTTGGCTTTTCTTGAGACATGCTCATCGGTGCTGTTATGGTGCTAGATGGGGTATCTGCGTTATCTTTCATCGAATCTGGCTCATCTATATATTGGAAGTTTAATTGTTTTAATGTTCCCGAATCGCCTGCATCGATGTATGCGCCTAATTTTTTTAAGTGATATGCTGCTTCTTCGTCGCCTTGTTGTGCTGCTTGTTGTAGTGCTTGACCTAACGGTGTATTTGTTGGATCAGTCATCTTCATTGCGCCATAACCGGTTAGTCCCAACAGTGCAAGCATTGCTAATTTGCTTTTGAAACCTTCACCAACATCTGATTCGCGGCCTGCTTGTGCATTCATTTCAATCCACTGCATTAGCGGATATAATGTGTTTACAATCTCGTTACCAAACGCTGCGTTTTTGCCACTGCCTGGTTCACGCTCCATACTTTTAGCTTTCTTACGCAATTCTATTACAGGTCTGATAACTTGTTGGAATTTAGGATCACTTGTGTCGGCATTGGCTTCTAGCCATGAAATAACATCATAAACATCGTTAACATATTCGCCCGCAAGATTACCGTCGTATGCACCTTGGCCTAACTCGATCGACTTGCCTATTTTGCGTAGATTTCCTAGTACTGCCATAGCGTCTTTGCTTGTATTAATATATGCTTCGCTAAACTGACCCATTGATTTTTCAAATGCTGCTTCTAGTGCCATTTCTTCTGGTACACAGTTAGGAACTTCGCGCCCGCCTTTTTTCTTAGTGCCTACCATCTTGTAGTCTTTCCAGCAAGGGTCTTCGCCCTTCATTGCATTTGCTTCCGCCACAACATCGTCAAATGACAGTTCCTTGGCTTTTGTTGCTTCGCCTACTAGTTTATAAATGTATGGAAATACGTCCTTGAGTTCTTCGTTGAATTGTTTGATAGTAAGCTGGTCTATCCAATTTTCGGAAACGTCATCTGGAACATCTTCTACAACTGGTACTGTATAACTTGATACTGCTTCTGAATAATATGATGGTTTTTGTAGATTTTGAATTTCTTTTTTAATAGTTGCAACACGCTCTTTTACAATGCCTACATAATCTGCCAATCCTTCGGCTACTACACTACTGCGATTTATGTATTGGCTAAACTTGCGTAGTTTTGAAATTTCTTCTGAAAGACCGGAGATGTATTTTCCGAAATCGTCGTATGCATTGCCGCCTTCACTAACATGCATTGCCATTGCTCTTGCACCGCTTAGATGTTTATATGGATATTTAAAACGCTCACCAGTTGGCGACTCGATATAGATTGCATTTATTTTTTGTGTTCTTCCTGTAGCACTTTCTACATTTATAGGTGCAATATGTTTAATAGCTAGTCTAGCATTTCCAATACGCTGATAACTTGTTTTATTTGTGCCATACATTTTAGATTCGGCCATGGGTTCATCTCCGGAAGTTTTGTTTGCTAAGAACGAGTAGTCTCGTTTTGTTAAGTTATTTTTGTTGATATCTCTAACATCAAAGTTCATCATATTTTTTTTGGCAAATAGTCTTAATTCTTTTAAAAAGCTATACCAGTTATTTTGTATATCGTCAGTTTGTCCTGATGCAAAGTCTTGCGACATGATTACTGTTAACCCAGTATCTTCACTGATATTAACACTAACTTTGCCTAAGTCCACTCCATCTATCATGTAGCTAAAATCAAAATATCTTGCTTCTTCGGGTATGTTGGTTACAGTACCGTCTTCGTCGCCGATAGTAACGTCTGAAAAACGTCCTCTGATTTTATTAAAAAGATTATTTGCTACATAACTTAAATTTTTCATAAAGTATTTATCAATAATTTGAACTTACAAAGATTGGCATGGGCAATTCAAAGTCTTCATCTGATTGCATTTGACTAAAGGTATTGTAAACACTTGGATCCCAGTCTTTCATAACGCTTATTATTCTTAATGCAAGTAACATTGAACTTATTAAGTCGTCGCTTTGCCCAGACTTTGCTTGAAAACTGCTACCGGTTGCAATAAAGGTTTTTAATTCGCTTATGAACGGTTTACTTTTTATATTAAGCTGATCGTTTTCAATCATTGTTTTTAATCTCGAACATGCAGTAATTTTACTACTGTGTGTTGTATTAAATCCTTTTCTGAATTTTCTTACATGCCCTTTTCGCATAGGTTCGCTGGTAAACAGTCCTGGAATGTTTTCTTCGCCGAAATCATTTATAACAAGCAATGCAGCTTCGCCTAAGCCGTTGTTTTCTACACTCCAGTATATATTACTGCCGCCGCTTTTGCACTCATCAGATATGTATTTGCAAACATCTTTTAATACCCTAATTTGCCCAGGTATGCTAGTTGTGTTGTGTTGCCATTCGCCAACTTGTTCGTAAGTAGGAATTTCTACAATTTGTATTGCAGCGTTGTCGCCGCCTGTGCCCATACTAGGATCAAGTGCAACAACATAACTGTACTTTGCATTTGGCTTTTTATACCAGCGAGTTTGCCCCATGTTTAATACAGGTGAGTTTCCTTCCATTACAGCCAACTTAATAGAATTTATTAACGTTTCGTCGTAAACTAAGAATTCGCATCCATATTCACGACGGAACTTTTCTTCGCCAATACGACCGATTTCAGCAGATTTCCATTCTTCGTCTCTGTCAGGATGTTCCCACCAATCAGCACGAAATGCATGAAAGCCATTAATACCTACATCTTGTTCATTTCCGTATTCGTCAAACTTGTTTTCTGCTTGTTTCCAAATAGTAGCAAATGTATCTTCGTCTGAGTTTGGTGTGCTGGTAATAACAGCACGACCACCGGTTGCTAGAGTAGGAGAAATTGAAGTCCAAAATTCTTCTGCGATGTTAGGCTGCACAAAGGCAAACTCGTCGCAGTATAATAATGAAATACTCATACCACGTCCTGTGTTTCCGGTAGTTGTTTGACTTACAATACGAGACCCGTTTTCAAATTCAATAGATCCTTTATTATAGCTTGTAACACCTGCTCTAATGTAATCTGGGCAAGTTTCGTATACATATCGAACTCTTGCCATAATTTCTTGTGCACCAGTATATTTGTGTGCAGCAATAAGAATTGTTTGGTCTGGATGAAACATTGCATACCAGCAAAGATAAATTGCTGCACAGGTTGTTTTGCCTGTTTGTCGAGGCATCATGTTGATATTAAAACGGTAGTTGTGATAACTGTGTAATAATCTTAATTGATATTCATATGGATCAAATAACAATTTTCCTTTTACAGGATGCTGTATATGTGCAAAATGTTTTGCAAAGTACAGATATCCATCATTAGGATCCATACACTGTAACAAATCTTGAATCTGCTCTTCCGAGTATGTTTCTTTTTGATTTGCTTTTTTAGTTATAACGCCGTCTAAACTTTTTCCCATGACAATATTTAGTCAAGAAAATAGCGCCCGAAGGCGCTATTTGATATTTAAAATTTTACTTTTTAAAAGGCGCTTTTTTCTTATCAGCAACTGCTTTTTTCATTGGCTCTTTTTTATTGCCATCTTTGTCCATATCAAGGAAGTCTGGTTTTGCCGCTTCATTGTAATTTACCATACCACCTGGAGTTTTGTTTCTTAGGTAAAGTTTAGCCATTTGACTTAAATGCGGAATGTCCGCATTCATAAGAGTTTTAATATTAGCAATACTTTGTTTATCTAGTATGTCTTGAAGTTGGCGTGCTTCACTGCGAGATAACACTGGCCCCCAGTTTCTTAATGCCAACTGTAGATGTTTAATATATTTAGGACTGATATCTGCGCCTTCTTTAACAGGTGCTTTTTTCTTATCAGCAACAGCTTTTTTCATTGGCTCTTTTTTGTCGCCATCTTTGTCCATATCAAGGAAGTCTGGTTTTGCTTTCTTTTCGTTCAATGCACGATAAAGACGATCTTTGATACTTTCGATTGCCATTGGGTTATCGCCTGCTGCTGCCGGTTTATACATTTTCTTTTCGCGATTTAGTCCGCCTGATATGGTTTTAGTCATATATTCATGATCTTGGTATTCTTCGTCTGGTTCGTTTGCCCAGTCTTCAAACGCTTCTTCTTCGGCTTCCATACTATCCATAGACATTGCCATAGTAGGCGACCCTGATTCAATGTTTGCTAAAGCTCTCATAATATCTGCCATGCTGTTTCCAGTAACACTAATGTTTACATTAGGTGCTGATTGTTG